GGTTTAAAAGCAGTAGTTAAGATGCCTAACACAACCTTAGGTAGAGATACTTATGAGTTATACAAGGATGGTCATATTACTGAGCATAGTATTGGTTTCCAAACTGTAAAGTCTAGAGAAATCAGTATGGGTGCTACAGAAATAACAGAAATTAAATTGTTTGAGGGTTCTTCAGTTTTATGGGGAGCCAATTCTAATACGCCAACAATAATGGTTAAATCTGAAATCAAATCAACTCTAATTGATGAGATAGCTAAGACTATCAAATCTTTAAGAAATGGTTTTTACACAGACGAAACATTCGGTTTGTTAGAGTTAAAACTTAAACAATTACAACAATATCTAGCTGAGATGGAAGATGAAGATTCAGTCCCTTCAGAACAACAACCGCCTATAGATGCACCAACTGACTTGCAACCAGAAGGAGAATCAGAAGATGAGGCATTGGAAGATGAAGATGACCCGATGATTTCTGTTGAACTAGAGATAAACAAATATTTACAATCATTTAAAATTTTCAACTAATGGTAGAAGAAATTAAAAGTGCGTTCGAAGGCATTAAAACAGAAGTATCTGGAGCAATCGAAAGTGCAAAAGCTGAAAGTGCAGTAGCAGTAGAAGGCTTAAAAACTGAATTAGAAGAATTAAAATCTCAAATCTCTGTAGTTAAAGATGCTGCAGACAAATTAGAGGCAAAAAGCAATCGTAAAACAATGAACGAAAATCAATTTAAAGGTTTCAATGCCACTTTAGGTGAGCAAATTGAAAAAAATGCGGACAACATCGCAAAATTAGGTCGTGGTGAAATGAAGAATACTTCTTTCATTATGGACACTAAAGCAGTAGGAAACATGACTGAAGCAGTAAACTTAACTGGAGATATTCCACGTGCTTACGCTAATCAAGTTTATGGTTTACCTTCTCGTAAAATCCACGTTAGAAGTTTGTTACCAGTAGGTACAATCTCTCAAGGATTATTTACTTTCCCTCAAGAAACTGGTGGTGAAGGTGCTCCTGCTAACCAAACTCAAGGTAGTGCAAAAGCTCAAGTTGATTTCGATATCAGCATGGTTAATGCTCCTGCTCAAGTTATCGCTGGTTACGTTAAAATCTCTCGTCAAATGTTAGATGACGTTCCTGCAATGACTTCTTTCTTACAATCTCGTTTGTTAGAAAAATATCTTGTAGCTGAAGATGCTCAATTATTATTCGGTTCTGGTTCTGGTGTTAACTTGACTGGTTTGACTATCAATGCTGCTGCTTTCAGTGGTGCTGCTACTGTTGACGTTGAGCAATTAGTACAAGCTATTGCACAAGTTGAATCTAGCAACTATTCTGCAACTGGTATCTTGATTAACCCTACAGATTGGGCTAACATCGTAAACACTAAGAACACTAACTCTGCGTACTCTTTACCAGGTTCTACAGTGGTTACAACTGATGGTCAATTATCTATCGCTGGTATTCCTATCTTCAAGTCTACAGCAATCACTGCTGATAAGTTCTTAGTAGGAGACTGGTCTATGGGTGCTCAAATCATGCAACGTAATGGTATCTCTGTTCAATTCTTTGACCAAGATGGTAACAACGCTGTTGAGAACATGATTACAGTTCGTGTTGAGGCAAGAATCGCTTTCCCTATCTACTACGCTAGTGCGTTTGTATATGGTGATTTCGGTAACGTAGCTTAATTGATAATATAGTTATCATACATAAGGGGTGGGTCTAAACGCCCATCCCTTTTTTTAAATTTATTATATGCAGATTATAAGGGATGTCACAACCACAGTGGAACCAGTTTCAGAACCAATAACATTGGCTGAGGCTAAAAACTATCTAAAGGTTGATTTTGATGATGATAATGACTTGATAACTTCTTTGATAGCTTCTGCAAGAGTTAGATTAGAAAAATACGCAGGTGTTGCGATGTCAGCTCGTACCTTGCAAGTTGTTGCTTACGTAGATGAGTTCATAGAACTTCCGTATGCACCTCTAAATACGATTTCAAAAGTTGAATACTGGGATAACAATAGCTGGGTAGAGATTACCGTAGGACAATACAATGTCTTAGGTACAACATATAAAAAACTTTATATGACAGCTTTTGGCCGCATGGAATTCAGATTTACATATACTTGTGGTTATGCCACTACTCCTTCAGTAATGAAAACAGCATTGTATAAGATACTTGCTGATTTGTACGATTACAGAGAATCTTCTGTTGAAGATAGCAAACCAAATGCAAACGTAGCGTCTGCATACGAATTAATGAAGCCTTATAAAAGAGTAAGCATAATATTATAATGATAAGTAGACTCAAAAATAGAATTACTTTCCAATCTAAGACATCAGAATCTGATGGTGCTGGTGGTCAAGTCTTAACTGATGTAGACTACTATACTTGTTGGGCTGAGATATTTAGAGAAACACAAAACAAGACTAATATTGCTGGTAAAGATTCTTTATCGGATAGTATAGTTTTTAGAATAAGAGATGCTGAAAGTATTACTATTTCTAATGACCTTACTATTTACTATAATGGGAATATTTACCTTATCAGTAGTATTATAGATGAGTTGGATGGACATGAATATTTAAGAATCACTTGTTCTACTTTAAAGAGGGTTGATACTTGGGATAGTATTACTGCTTTCTGGGAGAATATTAGTACAACCTGGGAAACTACTTAATGGCATTTACAATTGATAGAAGAGATATAGATAGGCTTTCAAATAGGCTTAAAGTGGCAACAGATGTTATTAAAAAGCAAGTTGGAGACATTATAAGCACATCTGTTCTAAGTATCGAGAATAATGCAAGGGCAAGAGCACCGTTAGGAAAAACATACCGATTAAAGGGGTCTATTTATAGTACTCCTTATAACGCAAATGTGGGTGCAACGGTTGGAGCGAGAGTATTTTACTCTCCATTCGTGGAGTTTGGTACTGGTCCTGGACCTGGTAATAGTTTCCAGATTCCAGTGTATAGGAACTTAAATATGAACAGTCTTGAGGCATACGCACAAACATTTAAACGGAATAACGGAAATGTAGTAAATTTGCCACATAGACCATTCTTATTCAATTCGGCTTCAGAAGAACTATATAAAATGGTTAATTCAATTAAAAAAATTAAAATATAATGGCTACTCTTCAAGGTAAAGCGGTAAAAAATACATATAGACAAGTACTACAGATTGGTGCTAATAATGTTGGAGTAAGTGGTACTTTACAGCCAGTTCAAGATGGTGCTGGAGTAAATACAGCTTTATCACTTTCTACTGCTGCAGCAACTATTAATGGTAACTTGACTATAACTGGTGATTTGATTATTACTGGAGGTGGCATAGAAATTAAAGAATTAATTGATGATACGGTTGCTGCTTTAATTACGAACGGTACTGGTATTACATGGACTTACAATGATGGTGCAAACACCTTAACTGGTAACTTTACTGGAACTACAAGCGTTGTACCAGAAGGTAGCAATTTATACTATACTCAAGGTAGATTTGATTCAGCTTTCGCTGCTAAGAGCACAACGAACTTGGCAGAAGGAACGAATCTTTATTTTACAGAAGCAAGAGGTAACGCAAACTTTGCAACTAATCTTGCCGCAAGTGATACTGATGATTTAGATGAAGGTGTTACAAACCTTTATTTTTCTAATTCAAGAGCAAGACTTGCTTTATCTGCAACAGCAGGAACTGGTATTTCTTACAATAACACAACTGGAGTTTTTAACTTAGCTGCTATTCCTAACGCAAGTTTATCTAATAGCTCAATTACTATAAACAGCCAATCGGTTGCTTTAGGTGGTTCAGTTACTTTGACTACAACAAATATTGCTGAAGGAACTAACTTATATTGGACAGACGCAAGATTTGATTCAAGATTTGGTACTAAGACTACAACTAACTTAGCAGAGGGTACAAACCTTTACTATACACAAGCAAGATTTAATAGTGCTTTAGCTGCAAAAACTACAACGGATTTAGCAGAAGGCACTAACTTATATTACACAGATGCTCGTGCAAGACTTGCATTAGCCTCTTCTGCAACTGGTTTAACTTACGCTAATAATAGTGGTGTATTCAGCTTAACTGCTGGTTATGCGATTCCTACTACTGTTAAATTAGGTGAATACGATATAGCTTACAATCGTTCTATCGTATCCGCTGCAGTAAGTGGTACAACAACTAAGACT